CTGCGAGTAGGTGATATTTGCCACGCTCCCCTTCTTGAGTTTGCCCGAGGCCGCAGGCCGCCACTCGGTCGGTAGGTATTCCCAAAGGTAGGGCTGCTGACTCTGGATCGACGCCGCCTCCGTGGACTGAAGGCACCACACCTTCGCCCCAGGCTTATTCACCAGATGCTGCATCGCCCGCCGCGCATAGTAGCGCGACTTCCCCGAGCGGTTGCCGCCGAGGATAAGCAGCTCCGTCACGCCCCGAGGGAACTGCGCCCTCAAATCCGTGAACGCCGCATCCGCCCGACCCCACGCCGGATTCTCCCATCCATAGCGCCACGGATCCTCCACCATCCGCGCGATTTTTTCCTCCCGCTCACGGTGAATCGCAAGGAGCTGCGCCTCCGTCGCCACAAGACGCCGCCCCCGCGAGACCACCACAAATGTCCCATCCGCCCGCCGCCCCTCCACCACGATCTCCGGTATCACCGGATTAGAAGTCTGCGGAATCACTGCGCCTCCTTTTTGATTAAATCGAGGATGATCTTGAGCCGCCTCACCTCCTCCACCGCCTCATCGCGCTGCCGCTCCAACCGGCGACTGCACTCCCGCAGCGGGTAAGACCAGTCTCCCCCCGCCGCCATCACCGCCGCATCCGTCTCAGGCGTGCCGCTCATTTCGCCCTCCGCAGTTCAGATTCATGTTCATTCAGCCACGCCACCGCGAGGCCCGTATCGCCCACTTCATCCACCGTGATGCACAGATCCGACACCACCCCCGCATCTTGGAGAAGATTCAGCGTATGCGTCGGGTCGATACCCTTGTGCGCTATGTAGTCCGAGAGAGAGTTCATAGTAGTTCGCTTTCAAAAGTCCGCGCCTTGACGATCAGCCGCCGCGCATTTTCGATGAGGTCAAAATAAATCTCCTGCTCGCCAATATCGCGCGTGTATTCCGGAGGTTCCGCATAGCGCAATACCCCCCGCAACGTCGCCGCCAAGTCCGTCGCCAGCTTGCAAGTGTGGTCCAACCCTGGGTGATCAAGCCACTCCCGATGACAAGCCGTACACCCCACCGCCGAATCTGATATGATACTCATGGTTTTATTTTTCTATTTCAGCCATCGCTTTTTTGAGGGTTGGTATTTTTCGGCAAAGAAGCGCCGAACGGATTGCTAAACGCTCCAATGTAGATTCATGCTTGCGGCGCTCTTCATCCGTAAGGACATCGACGCGCGTGTTGGTGCCAAGGATCACGCCGCTTCGCAGGGCTTTGATTGCTTGGCTTTGAAAATTCTCCATCACAGCCGTATTTGCAGAGGCATCGAGAATAACGAACTGCTCTCCTTTCTGGCCCCTACCGCTTAGGAAAAATCCATGCGATAAAAGCGCCGTGCGTATTTTTGACACGTCCAGACTGAACCTCATTGAATCCCTTTTTTCTTTTAGACGAGATTCAAAAAACTCCGCATCGTAAGTCCTTCCATAGTCAATACCTTCCCGCAGTATTTCCTCGTAGCAGTTTTTCCAAAGCGGAAGCCGCAAGACCTCCATTTCATTTTCTATTATATTTTCCATTTTATTTTATTCCTGTTGTTTGTTTTACCAGCAAACTGCGGCACCCCGTGAGATGCCGTGTGTTTGCCGTGCCACGCCCCGCCAAGCCAAGCCGTGCCCAACCGAGCCATGCCTTGCCCAGCCTCGCCGTACCAAGCCTCGCCTCGCCACACTTCTGCACTCCCGAGGGAATGCAGTGTGTGTAGCCTTGCCAAGCCTCGCCATGCCTTGCCCCGCCCAGCCGTGCCACACTTCTGCACTCCCGAGGGAATGCAGTGTGTGTAGCCATGCCCCGCCTGGCCGCGCCTGGCCGCGCCTCGCCTTGCCACGCCGCGCTATGGAAAATTTTCCCATCAAAGCTCTTCGACTAAGAACCTTCCAAACTTGGGCCTCCAATCACCGATGCCCACAAGAGAACCGGCATCCGTCATGGCTTTCAAAAGGGACTTGGGATTGACAATCGTATCGTCAAATTCCACTTCAAAGGTCAGTGACCAGCCGGTCGGAATCATGGGGCGGATGCGGATGATTCGGGCTTTCTGCACAGCCACGCCTTTGCGCAACGTGAACCGTGGATCAGCGTAAATCTTGTCCTTATCCTTTGGGCCGGAATAATTCAGCACCACATGAGGCGTCGAACAAAACACAGCAGCTTGCACATCCTTACCGATGCGGCTTTTTTGTGCGCCAAGCTGGATGCAGCGTTCAATATTATCCGAAGGGATCACAAGCCCGTCATCACTGTCCCAATAAAGCCCCGCCTCCCACTCCAAGCGGTCGCGCTCCTCGTAGTCGGATTCGGTTAATTTCTTTGAGCCCTTGCTTGTTATCTCTTTGATGCGGCGCACCAAATGGTTTGTTGGATCGGCCATAAGGCCGTTGTGCATTACGAGTGGACGAATGCCCGTCCATTTTATTTTTATGGTTTTCATTTGTGTTGTTATTTTCTAGGAGGAAAATGTTATTTCTGCCTTTCGTTCTGGTTGTTGCTATACGCCTTCTCCGTCACATTGCGGAAGGTCGTGTGCTCGCCGATGAAGTTGAGCTTGATCTCCGGCGTCGGGCCGTTTCTTTGTTTGGCAAGGATCAGCAACGTATTGTGATCCATAGGCTCCTCATCCTCGCCCGCCCGTTTTTTATTTTTGTCTAGGCGGTGAATGAGCATCACCGTATCGGCATCCTGCTCGATGCTTCCCGACTCGCGGAGATTCGAGAGCTTCGGCTTGCTCTGCTCATCCGCATCGCGGTTGAGCTGCGCCAGGGCAATGATGGGAATACTGAGTTCCTTCGCCGTCGTCTTGATCGCCTTACTGATCTCGCTCACCTCCAGCGCCCTGCTTTCCCCCGCCCGCTTCGAGCTGCCGTGCATGAATTGCAGATAATCCACCACAATGAGCTTAATGCCATGCGCCGCCTTAGCCCGCCGCGCCCGTGAGCGGAACTGCGCCACCGTCAAGCCAGCCGTATCGTCCAGATACAAGTTCGCCTTGCTCAAGCGGCTCGCCGCCGAAGACACATTCCCCAGCGCCGTCGCGGGCAAAAATCCATCCCTCACCCGCTGGAGGTCGATCCCCGCCTCCGAGCATATCGCCCGAGTCATCAACTCACGCGACGGCATCTCCACGGAGAAGACCAGCACCGGCACTTGCACCTTCATCGCCGCATGGAGTGCCATCTGCATCCCGAGCGCCGACTTCCCACACGCCGGACGCGCAGCGATCACAATCATCTGCCCGCCGAGGAATCCCCCCGTCGAGCGGTCCAGATCGTGAATGCCACTCTCCAGCCCCACCGTCTGCCCCCGATTCTGGTAAACTGCCTCGATATGCTCAACGGCCTCCAGCACGGCCCGTTTGCAATGCGCCACCACATTCTCCTTCCCGATACTCTCCCGTAAGCCGTATAGCACTTGCTCGCACCGCTCCTGCGCGTCCTCGACCCTCAAAGTCGGATCACGGGCCTCCTGCGCCAACCTCATCGCCGCAGCCAGCATCTCCCGACGCTTCCATGAGTCGATCACCTCCTCGGCGTAGAACTGCCAATTTGCCACCGTCCCCATATCCGTCGCCAGCTCGGAGAGGTAGGCACTCCCGCCCACCGCTTCGAGGACTCCCGCCTTATCCAACGCCGTCGTCACCAAGATAAAATCCACCGGCAACGCCTGTTGGCGCATATCCGAGATCAGCGAAAGGATATCCTTATTCGCTGGCCAAGCGAGATGCTCCGGCCGCAAGACCTCCAGCACGCTGTCCGCCACCCGCCCCTCCTGCAACGCCGCCCCGATCACCGCCCGCTCGCACACCGGAGCCTCTGGTAAAGAACTCACGCTCATAGCTTGTAGTTCCTCATCATCATTGCTTTTGCTTTTTGCAAAGACACCCCAAAGCCCAAGAGATTAAAGACCATGCAAGTCGCCCGATCCAGCGGACGCTCCCCGACCACCCTCTCCCCCGCCTCATCGTAGATCGGCTCCACCATCTGCCGCAGCGCCATCACCCCCACCTGGAAATGCAGGAAGTCATACTTCGCATCCGGCCTATGCCGAGTGATCAGCGCCAGCCCCGTATTTTTATTTTCCTCGTAAGTATCGAGGGATTCATTGTTTGTATTCATATATTGTTCGTATTCATTGTTAAGTTGCGGAGGGAATGCCACCCCCCATTCCAAGCGGAAGCTATCGCGGAAGCACCCTTCCTCCATCGCATCGCGCTCGGTAAGTTGTTGATAAAAGTAATCGTTAGGATTCATGCCGTTGGCGGATTTTTTCCCGCACATAACGCTTCATCGAATCCGGCAAAGCCGCCCACGAAATGCAATTATAGCTCGGGTCTTCATCCGTGATGATCGACGCCCACCCCTCCGGCTCCGACTCCACCGCCACCCTCACCAGGGCAAAGCTCACCCCCGAGCGACCCGCCCAATCGTAGGCCCGCTGCACCTCCGAGGTGAGGTTATTCAGCAACGTAGCCAAGTCCTTACGCCTGTAAGTCGCCGCCACGCCCTCCTGCTGGCGATACACCCACTCCAGCGCCCGCCAATCCTCATCGCTCAACTCCGCCGCCGCTTTTTTATTTTTCTGGTAAGCCTTGGTCGTGGAGGCATCCAGAGTCGAAGTCGGTCGAATGTGGAAAAGCTCACGAAATCTCGAAACGATCTGATCCTCCGGTGCCGGTAAATCAACACTCTCACCCTCCAACACCATGTCCCCATTGGGGACTATAGGGGTATTATCTATTCTATTCTTATCTAGGTCATCACCCGCTGATCTTTCCGTCATAGCGGTCGTATGACGGTCTGATGACGTTCCTCTGTATTTTGATGACGCCTTGGCCATCACTGCTCGTCTCTTTGCAGACATTCCATTATGTTCATCAAAACGTGCAATCTCCACGCCATCTTCACCTTCCGTAATCCAACCAACCTTTGCAAGCGCCACACCCAACCCCTTGATTCCCGTCTTCCTGTCAATAGCTCCAAGAGAAAGCCCGTCAAGGTGTCCATCCGTGCTCTGCCCATCGGCCATCGACCACATCCAATACAGCCCACCAATCACCTCGGCCTCCCGCTTATGGGTAAGGTCACAAAGTTTCATGACCCGAGGATCATCCCAAAGGTTGTCCCGCATTTTAATCCAGTTGCTCATTTTGTTCTTTTTTCTCCGTCAGTTTCTTTTTTTGCGGTTCACGGCCAGCAAGCCAGCGCGTAAGAGCCTTGTTCGTAATCCTCGGCCGCATCACCACACGGTGGCCACAGCGGGCATCGTCGTAAGAAAGCGCCCTCTCCTTCGAGTTCATGGCTGCACCTCCACGCGAGGGGCCATCTCCACGCAGCGGCCGATCTTGCTCAGGCACGCCCACGTCAGCATCGTATCCTCCAGGCAATTATGCGTCTTACTCGTCCGGCCCAGCCCCAGCGCCTCCGAGATCACCGACAAGCTCAACTTAGGCAAACCATCCTTACCCATCGGAAGCTCCAGACCGCCCACCTCCCAAGCCAGCCAAGCCACCGCCTGCAAATCCACCGAGCGATAGCCCAGCGGCAACGTCAGCCCCACACGCTCCCCCGCAGCCCGTAGGAACCCAAT